TTAGATGATGCTTCTAGAATGATGTTAGATATACATGGAGATTCTATTGCAAGTGCTGACTATGATGTATTTGTCAATACTTCTTCAGAAGATGTTAAAATAAATCAAATATTTGAATCATTAGCTCAATCTTTTGTTCAAAACGGTTCTTCAGCATCTGTTCTTCTTAATGTTCTTAAATCTGAAAGTATGGCAGAAAAAGCTCATTTACTGGAAGAAGATGAAGAGGCTAGGGCACAACAGGCAGAACAAATGGAAAAAATGAAGTTAGATAATGCTAGAGCTTTAGCTGATATGGAAATGGCAGAAAGGCAAAAAGATAGAGATTTAAAGAAATACGAAATAGAATCTCCATGTATATCTAACATCATTCTAGAAGCATCATCTAATATAAAGTCAGCCTTCAAATTCTTACCTTTATATATTTGTTTAGCTATATCTACACATGCCTGCAGAACTCTTCTCTTTGTATCTTCATGTATTGTAAACCATTTTTCTGTAGTATGACTAGACTGTGTAATAGCTCTTTCTACTCCGCCAACAGTTTCTCTATTATCTACTTGTCCTTCTCTCTGTTTGGTTATTCCAGCAATAGTTCCTAACTGCTGTTCTATATATGAGAGCATAGCTATGTTCTGTTGAATAAATTGACCTATTTCAGGAGAAATTGCTTTATTAGTAGTATTAAAATTACCAGCCAATTTACCTTGTGCTTGTCCTTTTTTACCCTCATTAAAAGGATCTACTACCATATATCCAAGAATATGAAGATAATACATCCATTTATCAAGATCCCAATCATCAGGGATTTTAGATGTATCAAGTTCAATAATAGGACCACCGAATCTAGCAACTAATAATTCCAATCTTCTCATATAAATGTTATATGCAAATTGGAATGGAGCCATTCTAGACATCATTGATATACCACAGTCAGTACCTATATAACCAAGATCACATTTAGATTTGTTATTTAAAGACCGTATTTGGAATTTTCTAGGGCCTAATTTCACATATCTGGACCCACCAATCTTAGTACCTTCATAGGCTTCGTTTACCCATAACCATTGTACTGATTCACCTAAATCTTTATTAGGAATATAGTGTTCAGATACCCATTTTTCCTGCTGATCTCCAAATTCATCTATATATGTAAGTTTACCAAGTTTCCTTCTACCTCTCCATCTTATCCTTACAACTCTTACATTACCTTTTGAATCAAATGGGCCAACAAATCCGTAGTTAGTATAACCATCTTCTACCTCAATTAATCTAGGATCTTGTTCAGATACAGACAAAGGATAATACATTCTTGGATTAACATAAGCATAATTTAGTACAGAATTACCTTGTTTATCGGCAATTCCACCTTCTAGATAAGCAATATCATCAGGTTTAAGATATTCATAAAACTCATCAATTACTTTACCTATAGGAAGATATTGTATTTGTATGATAATATCAGAGTCCTCTACTTTAAATTCTTTAGTAAGCCCCATAAAATATATAGTCCTAGGGTCTACTTTTTCAACAATTACATCACCGGCTACTTCATCTACTCTATAAATCTCTCTAGATGATACAAGTAGATCTTGTATTCCTTCATTAAATTTCTTTTTAAGATTTTGCTCCTTATAAATATAATGAAGAAGTCTAGACGTAGCTAATTCAGCATAGTCTTTCCAACTATATTTCATATATTTACCAAGCTTTTGAATTTTTAATGCAGCCTCTTCTTCTGAGTAGTTAGCATTTGTTATTTCTTGCTGCACTAAATCCATTGTCATATTCATCAACTGCTCTTGTTTACTAGAAACAGCCGACTCATTTATACTTCTTATTATAAAATTATCTTTTCTAAGATATTCTTCACCAACAATCAGATCAATCTTTGGGGCAGATATCGGATAATTTTTAGCTTCTGATGGAAAAGTAACGCCTTCTATATCCATAGGGTTAAACACCTTTTCCATATCTTCAGGAATAGAAATACCATTATATATATTATAATTCCTTTCTATTTCTGTTTGTTTTTCTCTATTTAACCCATTACGATAATAGAGCATAGATTCTCCTGCATCTACACACCTTCTAAACCATTCTTCTGTTTTTTTAGAACTTGGTAATTTTTGAGCAGGAAAATATATTTGATTATACGATCCTAATATATCCATATGATAAAATTTATGCAAATGTACAAATAATTCATCTATTTACCTAATTTAAAGTATCTTTTCTGAATTTTTTATATACTTTACTTATTAGAAACATAAAATTTGTTTTTAGAATTCTTGTATGCTTTGTTCCAGAAACTATTAGAAGTTACAGTATGAATAGACTTATTAACAGAATTTTTAGAAATATTATATCTATCTTCTCTTAAAATCATAAGATGTATAAGTGCAGATACACGGTCAGCATTTATCTCACTGTTATATGCTATTAATTCCTGAAGCAATGCTGGATTTTTTAATGTTTGTAAATTAGTTATAACATCTTCTTCTTCGTTTCCAACAAATGCTTTTATGTTCAACCATGATAAAATTAATTCTAGCCCCCAATTAATAATAGGAATAGTTGCATGTACTCCCTTTAATTGATTACCTGTCCCAGCGCCTTTAGATAAACCTTTTTCTTTTAATATTTCAGGTTCGTCTGCAAGAAGATGTAGAGAACTTGTGTTCTTCATGTGAGAATAAAATCCTTTTAAGTTTCTCTCATAGTTACACATTGCATTATAATATATCAAACACCTTCTCCATTGCTCATAAGCGTCTTCTGCTAATTTTGTTCTACCGGTATATTCCGCAACAATTTTATCTGTCCAGCTATCCATAATAAAACCAGACATCAGAGAGTGATCTACATCATCCCCTCCATCATTATCTACAGGGTCAAGTGATGCGAGATACCTACCAAAAGGAGGCTTATCAGAAGCATCTAATTTAGGTAATTCCCATATTTCTATAGCTGTGTCTAATACATCTCCTCTTCTATGCGGATATTCTCTAAGAACTGGTTTCGGAGACAAACTCCAATCTACCTTGCCTTCTTTAATAAAAAACTGAACTTTCCAAGAAGCTTCTAATAATTTTTTATTTCCCTCAACTTCACCTAATCTCTGCCTAAGATCCTCTATAGGAAAGAAATTACCTTCTGTTGTCAAGAATATATCCGAAGGTTTCAGAGGCATATTAATAATAGCGGCCATATATTTCCTTCTGTTTCCTGAATTTTTAGCTTTTTCTATCTCTTCTTCTATATACATTTTGGCCTTATCTTCATCAGTAATCATATTAGGCCCTTTTTTAAACTTATTAATAGTATGAGTACCAGGTAGAAAGTATCCTATTTTCCCCTTATTTTCCCATACGTCTTCAAAAGATAAACAGTTAAATTCTTCAGGATTATTAAATATTTCTTTAGTATGTGTTACAGCACCATGCGTAGACAAACCACCTGTACCTAACATATAAATAACAAGATTCTTATAGTCAGCAGAAGCTTGTGTACTCTCTAGGGCGCCAAGAACTTCAACTATATTGTTCATGAAACCAACCTCTTCAAGAAAAGCTCTATTAGGACGAGTACCGTTTGCCGCCAAAGGATCATCCATGAATGTTCTATGGTTTATAACAGATCCTAGATAAGATGTAAGAGCCTTTCCTGATGCTAATGATCCACTATAACTAACATGTAAAGGAGATGGAAAAATTTCACCATTTATTATTTGTTTATCAGGAAGATGTTCTATTGCTAGTCTAACCTTTTTTAAGAGATCATCAGAATACTTACTTTCAATAGCGCCAACCACAGTATCAGACGTCAAAGGAGAATTGTTTCTTTTGTTCTCCAAATACATATCATAATCATATGCTCCGTCAAAAAGAAAGTTATGGAGGATAAGAGCACTAGACCAATAACTCTTTCCACCACCACGAGCCTCCAAATCTAATACATTTTTAGACTGATTGTTATATAAAGGCTTCCCTAAATTTGTATCATGTATTCTTCTAAGATATTCTCTAGCATCTACATATTCTCTATTTTTCAGTTCTTCTTCTGTTATCCAACCATAAGTCAAAGCCTTTTCTCTTTCTGGGCCATATCTCCTATCACAAGTATATTTTAAATCGCCAGAAAAGCCAGAAAAACCCATAGCCTCTTCATACACATAGGCTTTATCCCATTCTATATCTCTAAGCCAAGGACGTCCTATTTTCCTAGAAGCAGATCCTACTTCTTCAAATCTAATTGTATGAAAATTAACATAATAATAAAGAGTACCAGGCATCCATTTTCCAGATGACCAATACCCTTCTATTACATTCTTTTTCTGTTCTTTCCAAAAACCTACTCTATCATATCTTTGTGATATAGCATGAAATTTAGGAATATCTTTTAATATAAAATTATCATTATTGATCACAACTCCCAAAAATTACGTATATAATAATAAGAAGTATTTGTCATAAAATCTTCAAATAATTTCTTTACAGCTCCTTCATAATCTCCATCAATTTCTTTTCTAAAAAAGAAATTACCTATTCTCATTGTAACAAATTTTTTTCCTTCTCTTTCTTCATCTTCAAATTGTAGAGATTTCATATCTCTTTTCAAATAATTAATAAATCTATCTACTCTTTCTTTGTTTATTTCCTTATACTTCATTCGTTTCACTTATTGATTTAGGTTTATTACCTTTTCCTCTTTTGATATCTTCTTCTTCTATCTCTTTTTTTATTTTAAAGAAGTCAGAATACATCTTTGGTGTAACCCCAAATGCTCTATCTAACTGTTCTGCTGTGCCTTTTACTGTAATTTCCTGACCTGTTTTACTTAATATGTTATTGCCATTTTTATCAACAGCATATTGATCAAAATAATATTCCTGCTCTTTAAGATATTTATCTCTTTTATACATAAGTTCTTCCCAAGAAAGCAAAGATCGTTCAGCTTGAGTCATAGCCACATTTTTAAAAGTAGCAATTATCTGAGAATATTCATCCCAATTTATCTCTTTCTTTACAATATCTTTAGCTGCTAATTCCCATTTATTAGGAAGATTGTACATGACAGACTCTCTTCTTATACAAAAGCCTATTGCCCACATAATAGAAGAAGAAAATTCTTTCTTTAGGCTCTTATCTTTATTCTTGAACTCTCTAAACTCTTCCAATACTAAAAATTGTGGAAAGCAATCCCAAAAGTTTTCACGCCCATTCCATCTATCAAGATCTACCATTTTTCTCTTTTCTTTCCATAATTTTTTTAAATCTGGCTTCGCTTACATAAAAAGTACCTAAATACTTCAAAAGAATATTATCAAAAGTTTCATATTTATTTCTTTCTCCAGACTCTATACAATCTTTTACAAACTCAAACTGATGATAAAAAACATCTTCAACAACTGCATATGGCTCATTTAGTTCTTCAGCCACCTCTTTCAAAATGTTCTTAATCTGCAGAGGGATATTTCTCATATAAATTATTTATATATTTTCTAATACTGTCTAAATCTATAATTATATCTTCAATGTTTCCTGCGGCATCCATTATATATAAAGCTACCTTTTTAACATCTTTATATTCTTCTAGATACTCATCATCTTCTTCATAATAATCATCAAAGTCCACCATCTTTTTCTATATTAAATTGAAACTCTACTTTAAAAGTGTCTGTAGGATATATCTGCAATGCTGATATTAGTTCTCCAGATTTATCTATTAATCTATTTTTTCTAAGTATTGATAAATTTGTATTAAACACATCATCGTTCATACCTATTATTTCTCTTATTTCCTTCTTAGTATTTTTATTGTTTATAACTCTTTGCCTTATAGAAGGCTCTAAGTTTTTATAAATATTATTATAATACATAAGCAGCGATAATAATTCCAATTCTCTAGGCCTTAACTTATTTAAAGGTGGAATACTAGAAAGTATTTCTAAAAATTGACGAA